TCGCCCTCGATGCCGGGGCTTGTAAGTCATTGTTTTTATTGTCTTTTTTTGCTTGTTTCATGCCTGGTTCTATCCCGGCACCTAAGCGATTCGGAGGGCCTGTTAAATAGGCCCGGCTTATAAAGGCCGGCAGCACTAACGCGGCTATAGATGCGCGTTATAGCTTGCTACATATATATAGCTAAACTATACTTTCGCCACGGCCTAACGATTCGGCCGCAACCATTGAGAGGGGTAAAAAATCCAAATGAACGCGCAGGTTAGAAAAGTAAACGGTGATTATATAGACAGCAGTAGTAAGCAATGCCGAACAGGGTGGTTTTGGGAGATTAAAGCAGAAGGCCTTGTAATACGCAGGGCTGGGAGCAAGTCTAAAAAATGGATTTCAGATCATATAAACCACAATTTTGACGTTGAAGAAATAAAGTGGTCATAGCATTTTATGCAGTAGTTTTATTTTCAGCAATTTAAACAATTTTAAACGCTATTGAGCGGGAGAATTCAAAATGCAAGCAATACAAGTTAAATACTTAGGGCCAACGAATACAAGGGGTGCACGTCTAAAAGCGTGGGCGGCCTCTGGTGTGTCAATAATTGAACACAGAGACTACTCGCTTGATGCAAGTAGGCAAGCGCAAGAGTTGTGTGAACGGTACGTAAAAAAAATGAATTGGCATTATTCTACTATGCATTTTGGCACATTGCCGAATGAAGACTGGGTTGGACTAATTGCAGGTTAAACGCTATCGAGCGGGAGTTATCAAGATGAGTAAAAAAGAACTTATACAGCACATTAACGCTGTTGAACTTAGATTTTGGGTATATGGTTTTATCGGTTCACCACTATCGAGAAAGAGAATAACTTCTCTTTTGTTGCGCGGCTTCGATACTGATCAAATTTATCGCTTCGGCTGTGACATATATTGCGGTGCGGCATGATTAGGCCCACCGCTATAGGCGCGTTATACCTTGAGCTGTTAGCGCTAAAATTAGACGTTGATATTTTAGACAATAGCAAGCCAATTACTAGGGCTTTCACACCTAGCGGGCCGCGTACTAGCGCGCCACATGTAATAAGCATAGCCGGGAAGCGCTACACTTTTGATCAGGCGCAAGCCTATTTAAAAAGGCACAAAGTTAAGGGCCGGTTTAGGCGCTTATTAGAGCACTCTTTCTGGTGGTATTTAATGGCCTTTAACATTGCTGTAGTGCTGTTTTTTTATGTAAATCTAAAGGCGACCGGGTCGCTTTACTATTAAACGCTTTTGAGCGGGAGAATTTAAGATGAGTAAAAACAATATACGCTGGTCGTTTTGTTATTTGATGCTTTTCACAATTTGTTTGATACCGCCAATTGCAAGCGATACGCAAGTTTACTCGCTGACATTGCTTACAATTTGGCTCGCCTTTATAGCTCAAAAAAAACAATTACAGGATAGTGCCGACTAGCTTTGCGCTTTTTTATACCGGGCCGCTTAATTGCGGCCTTTTTTTTGGCCTTTTTTTATCATTGCCAACAATTACCACGCTATTTTAGTGGTTCGTTAGGCCGCCTATATAGCCCTATAAAGCACGTTCGCCACCGGGCCACATATTGGCCCTTGTATCACAGCCCTTTACAGGCGCTTATAACAGCCCCCACAGCACACCCTATGCGAGGCCACACAACGGCCCGTGATCAATTATCGCAACCCTGATCAACTATTAGACACCCAGCAATATGGGCCTTAAACGGGCCTATATAACGGTAGAAACGCGCCACCTGAGAGGCAACCTAAGCCCCTATAAGGGACGTAAAAAAAAGTATTTAAAAGAGTATAGCTAGGCAAATAAAAGCCAGCACACGCCCACACAAGGGCAGGGGAGGCTAATTCTAGGGAATGCTTGACCCCTATCAGCGCCCTCCTCCTCGTTATTTTACACATGCAGTGAAACATTTTGGGGAATTTATGAGCCAAGCGAAAACAGTCGCCCAACACAAGCTAGATGGGACGTACCAGCCCTGTAGGCACGATGGAGTAGTGCAGGAAGACCCTGCTGAGTCTAAGTTCCCATCGCCTCCAGATTGGATTTCAGCGCGAGCTAGAGAGCAGTGGAACGCGATCAAATTAGAAATGGGAAGCATAGGAATAATCAGGATTCCAGACAGGGCAGTGATGATAATTCATTGCGAATTGTTTGCTGAATACCAAGAGTGTCCTAGAGAGTTCCCTGCATCTAAGGTTGCACAGCTTAGGGCCACGTTAAACGACCTTTATCTGACTCCAGTATCACGCGCCAAGATGCCAGCACTTGAGGCTAAGAAACCTGAAGGCGGTTTTGCGAGTTTGATGAATTGAGTCACGTTGATCAGGCCAACCAATACATTGATGACGTTTTAAACGACCGCATCCCAGCTTGCGAATACGTCAAGATGTCTTGCCGCAGACAGCTTAATGATCTTGAGCGAGATTTTGCTTATCGCTTTGATGACAAAGCAGCTAATCGAGTTTGCCAGTTCATTGAAATGCTGCCTCACATTAAAGGTGCATTAGCCAGAAAGAAAGAAAAGATACGCCTTGAGAATTGGCAGTGTTTTGTCCTGACAACTGTATTTGGTTGGCTGCACAAAGAGACTAATCTCAGGCGCTACAAAACGATCTACGAAGAGCTTGCACGGAAGAACGCAAAGTCCACAAAGCTATCAGGCGTAGGTCTGTATTTGCTGTCACTCGACAATGAAGAGGGCGCAGAAGTTTATTCGGCAGCGACAACCCGCGATCAAGCAAGAATTGTTTGGCAAGACAGTAAGCGGATGGCTGAAAAGACTCCTAACTTAAAATCTCAGTTGGGTGTGGACACTTCTGCTCACACAATATTCGTACAAGAGACATCTTCAGTATTCCGACCGCTATCGCGTGATCAGGGTGGTAATCACGATGGTTTAAACGTACATGCCGGTCTTATTGATGAATTACATGCTCACAAGACAAGAGAACTGTTTGATGTCATAGAGACAGCTACAGGCGCAAGGGATCAACCCCTCATTTGGGCCATTACAACGGCTGGATTCAACCGTGCTGGGATATGTTACGAGCAGCGTGACTATGCCATCAAGATATTGAAGGGTGTTCAGGAAGATGATGAATACTTCTCAATCATTTACACGGTAGATGATAAAGACCTAGACAACATGGATGCACTGCTCTCAGACGAGCGGATTTGGATGAAGGCAAACCCTAATTGGGGTGTGTCGGTCAATCCAGATGACATCGCTCGAAAGGCCCGTAAAGCCAGAGAGGTTGTGTCGGCTCAGAACAACTTTTTGACTAAGCACTTGTGTGTTTGGACTAACGCAGATAGCGCTTGGATGAATATGGCGCTCTGGGACAGGTGTGCCGATCAAACGCTGGACATTGATGACTTTCATGGTGTCGATTGTTACAAAGGTACGGATTTAGCGTCCAAGATTGACATTGCATCTGATGTCACTGTCTTCGTTAAGAAGGTAGATGGTGAAGACCATTACTACGTCTTTGATCGTCACTTCTTACCTGAAGATCAGATAGAGAACTCTGTAAACGCACAGTATGACGGTTGGGAACGCAGTGGTTACATCACTTCGACACCCGGCAATGTCATTGACTTTGACCTAATTGAAGACGGTTACATCGAGGACGCTAAACGATTCAATATTGTTGAGTGTGCTTTTGACCCGTTTCAGGCAACGCAGTTTTCAACGCGAATGATTCGAGAAGGCTTACCCATGATTGAGGTAGGCGCAACCGTTAGAAACTTCAGCGAGCCAATGAAGCAGCTTGAGGCATTGGTTATATCTGGAAGGCTTCACCACAACGGCAACCCTGTATTGAGTTGGATGATTTCAAACGTGGTTTGCCATTTAGACAAGAAAGATAACATCTATCCAAATAAAGAGTTCCCGCAAAACAAGATTGATGGTGTTGTTGCCATGCTTATGGCTTTCAATCGAATCATGGCAGCAGATGAAAACGCTGGTTCGTTTGCAGACTTTTTAAATGATCCCATCGCACTAGAGATATAAATTATGGCATTTAGGAATTGGGTATCCGGCTTCTTCGGAGGTCAGGCCACGCGCCAAGAAAGTGGTCAACAGGTGAATATCCCTTTTTCATCTGCTGTTACTACATCAAAGCCTGTCAATGAGGATACTGCCTTACAGGTTAGCGGGGTATGGGCCTGTATTAACCTGCTATCAAACACCGTTGCAGCGCTTCCGCTGAGGGTTTATGACAACTCAGGCGAGAGTAAGCAACTGGTTAAAACGGGTGAGAACGCAAGGCTTTTAGGTCGATCACCTAACGCATTACAGACCCCATTTAACTTTAAACAGACAATGATGCTGAATTATTGTTTGCACGGTAATGCCTACGCTTGGATACACAGAAATGGCCGTGGCGAGCCTATATCGCTTAATCCACTTCCAGCACAGCAGGTAACTCCTGATATTCAACCTAACGGTTCGGTTGTTTATGAGTTCTATGCGGATGCAGGAAGCGAGTTAGATAAGCACATTATTGCTTCTGAAAACATGGTTCATGTCCGGGGCATGGGCAACGGTTACGTTGGTTTATCTACTTTGGGCCATGCCAAGCCGAGTATTAGCTCTGAGATTGCGACTCAGGACTTTGGTGCTAGTTATTTTGGTGGCAACGGCAAGCCCATAGGTGTGTTCACTATAGATCAAGTGTTAGATGCCACTCAGCGAGCTAAATTTAAA